CTATTAACTTTAGTATATGCTTCTAAAAATGTTCTATTAAAAAACATTGATTTTATCCATGAAACTAATTGAGGTGTATGGTTTGGTTTAATAAACCTATAAGAAACATTTTCCTCCCAGAATCTGACTAACTCATCAGGTGTCCACTTAATGTTTAATTGTAATTTTCTAATATTTTTATTGTTAGATTCAAACATATATTTAGGATTAAATAAACTATAGCTATAATCTAAATCTTCTGTAACAAAATTTTCTTTTTCTTTAACAACCTGTGCTAATTTGAATAAGGTAATTATCATATTTTTAACTTCAGAGTCACCATAATTATATAATCTATAATTGTTAGCATTTCCTCTACAAAATAAAGAAAATATTGGAAGACAATCCGGTAAACCAAACCATTCAATTGGTTGATTAAATAATTGATTAAATTCTCTGTTATTATTATTATACATTCCCGGTAAAATTGAATAAGCTTCACCCAAACAATAAGAGTGTAATTTTTGGAAAAAATATAAAAATGTTTGATTACATCCAACCCTCATACATTCACCAATTCTTGAGATTGAAGCATCCATATCTATTTTATAACCTACACATGGTAAATTTGTATTTACTTCTTTTGCTTTTTTTATTTGAGGATACAACATAATACCATTAAAAGAAAGTTGTGATACAAATTCCATAAAAAAAGGTTGACAATTTGTTTTTCTATCACTATCATTATAACCATGTAATCTCATCATTATTTTTTGTAAAATTCTAAACTTTTCAAAATCATCTTCTTTTTCATAAGCAATAATTAAAACATAATCATCTGAATGTTCCATATGTTCTAAATATATTTTCTTGGTTTCACCATATATTTTCCTCCAAATATAATATGTATAATTTGTACAACAAACAGCCTTATAAGATGATGTATAATTAAACATACCTTGCAAAAAATTTTGAGTACTATGATATTTACCCTTATCTTTAATTGTTGTTTCAAACAAGTAATTTAATTTTTTCTTTAATAAAATATACTCATCACTAGTTGGAGGAATTACTTTATTATAAACATCAATTGGAATTTGAATATACTTATCACTCCATGAATTAAATGTTGCAACTAATAATTCATACATATTTTCTGTTATAATATTTTTTAGTCCATAAATCATTGACAAAAATGAACCCATGGTTTCAGCAGCAGACCATTTCGTGCAATCACCATTAACATATTTTATTTTAAAATTAG